TGTGCTGACCGGCGAGCCTGTGTTTGACGAAACGGACGAGTTCGCCGTGAAGATCAAGAATAAATTCGAGGCGGGCATCCTGAACGCCTGTTCGATTGGCTTCACTCCAATCGAATGGAGCGATGCCCCCGAGACGCTGAAGCCGGGCCAGACGGTGGCCACGGTGACGCGCTGCCGCCTACTGGAGGTCTCGATCTGCGACATACCGGCAAATGCCAACGCAACCGTGGTGATGTACAACGAAGAGAGCCACATTATTAACCTGTCCGACTTGCCGCATTCGGCAATAGGGCCAAAAATCAACAACAACATGTCAAAAGAAATCGCACTGAAACTGGGCTTGGACGAGAACGCCAGCCCGCAGGCCTGCGTGGACGCCATCAAAAAGAAGGATGACGAAATCGCCATGCTGAAGGCAAAGGTGGACGGCTTCGAAAAAGTCGATGCCACCGCCAAAAAAGAAGAAGCGAAGCGTTTGCTCGACGACGCGGTGAAGACCGGCCGCATCGATGCAACGGCCCGCCCGCAATTCGAGAAACTCTTCGAAAAAGACCACGAGGGCGCCAAGGCCGCACTGGCCGCATTGGCCGAAAGGAAGCCTCTCCAGGCCACCAACATCGGCGGCGGCCACGACGACCGCGCAGGCTGGAACTACCTCGACTGGATGAAGAACGACCCGGATGGTCTCCGCAAGATGAAGACCGAAGACCCCGACCGCTTCAAGACACTCCAGCAGACCCTGAACAAGAAAAACTAACCTTTCAAAAACATCACAGCAATGCTTAAACAAATTTTTGCAGCAATCATTCTCAGCCTGTTCTATCCAGACGGCTCGTGGCTTAATGAACTCACCTCGATGGATCACATGGTGGAGTTTAACACCATCAACCTTTCGCAAATCGGCGCTGACCCGAATGTGATCAAGGACAACACCACTTGGCCGCTCACTCCGACCCAACGCACGGACAGCGGCATCCAGATTCCGCGGGCGACCTATGACACGGAGCCGACGCACGTGACAAATGTGGAGGAGCTGGAGACCGCCTACGACAAATGCGAGTCGGTGGTCAGACAACATGTCAATGCCCTCTACACGAAAGCTTGCCTGAGCGCGGCCTACAACATCGCCCCGGCATCGAACACGGCGGCCACGCCAGTGCTGGCCACCACCGGAGCCAACCGCGGCGACGGCAACAAGGCACTCACCTACAAAGACCTCCTCAAGCTGCGCACCGCCTTCAACAAGGCCAACTATCCCATGCAGGGCCGTGTGCTGCTGCTCAGCCCCGAGCATGAGGAAGACCTGCTTGCCGAGGATGTGAACCGCTACAACCGCATCATGGAGACGGGGCAGGTGGCAGGCTTCAAGGTATACACCTTCAACGGAAACCCTACCTACACCACCGCAGGTGCAAAGAACGCCTATGGCACCCTGACGGGGCAGCCGTCGAGCGTGGCCTTCCTCAACAGCGAAGTGATGCGCGCCATGGGCGACATCGAGGGCGAGCCCGAAAAACGCTGGGCCGACTACCGAGGCTGGCTGTTGGGCTTCCAGATGCGATTCGTGGCCATGCCGTTTCGCTCGAAGGGCATCGCAGCCATCTATTCAGCAACCGCATAACCGGCATAGGAGATGTGTGTAT